CAGGTCTTACATAACCTGCCATTTAGTTTCCCCTTAGCGTCTATCATTCATCGAATAATTCAAGACCAAGCCCTGAATTGTATGACTAGCATTTGTATCATTAGTCACATATTTGAAAGCAATGGAGAATCCAGAGCCTTCAATGTTTGTTTTCTCTACTGGTGATGGGTTACCATCATAAATTGCTGAAGCATCATAGATGGCTTCGTTGTAATAAGCAGCAGCACCAGTTGTTAAAATGTTATAGTTGGCTGGATTGAAGACATTAACAGAGTCATCAAAGTCATAAGCCACACCCATCACAATACTAGTCGATCCCTCACTACGCAAGAATGTAGAAATGTTATAGAAGTTTTTACGGATTGAAGGATCTTGAAAGTAGTAGAAAGGTGTTTGGTAAACACTCAAGATTTCTGTACTATTAAAAGAAGTTCCAGTCTCTTGTTTATACACCTTCCCAGTAGAATCCCCATGAATAACAACTTCGTCTACACCAATATAACCACTAGCAGCACATGTAGAGGGGAAGCCAAAAAGCTGACTATACTCAAAAGACACACCACCTTCACTGGCTCTAAGACCACCTAACAAACCAAAGGTTCCTTCGGCTGGTAAGAACAATCTAAACTGTGACTTCTTACGAATTACTACAGAGCTTAATGTTTCCGGATCAATAGAACCAGCTACAAGTTCTTGTAAGATTGCTGTAATGGTGAATTGAATTTGTTTTGAAATTGTTTCCAATTCCACATCACCAATCTTACTTGTACCTGCCACTGGTCTAAAACCATCAGGACCAAGGAACACTAGATTACCACCCAGTTCTATCACACTATCCGGTACAACACAACCTAAATTTGTTGTAACTTCACCAACCACAAAGTCAGCAATGTTAGTGCCTGTCAAACTCTTAATGGCATTCTTACCAAAGATATACAGCGTGTCTCTAAACTGTTTAATCTGAACAATCTCAAACCCTACATTGATAACAGCAGCACCATTGGCTGGATTAAAGTTTGTTTCTGCTAAAGGAGAAGAGATGTATAAGTTGTAAGGATCTGTTGTATCCCCAGCTAAGAATAAATGATTCTTAAAAGCAGCAGAATACTTAGGATTGTTAGGAGCATTAGAATCTGTAATCTGTGTATATGTAGTTCCATCATACACAGCAGCGGGATTGATTCCATCAGTTAATGCAATCTTAGGAGCACTCCAATTATATCTAGTAAACCTAACCTTCTTAACTCCCACCATTGTAACAGTTCCGGGAGTTGTAATTGCTACCCAAGTAGATGAAGAGTTTACCCATCTATAAAAGTAGTCTGTACCAGAAGAAGGCTTGCGACAAGCAAAGATGCCATCATTTAAACTCTCTGCTACCATAACACCAAGCACATTGCCTGTACCAGTTACAGTTCCATAACTATTAGCATATCCACTAATCCGTCTATAACCGCCAGTAATAGCTGGCTCATAATTAATTAGCTGTGTGGCTGACCCGGGATACATCTCACCTTGAGATAGTACATCCCTATTGGTGTTCATTCCACCAATACATGTCACCTTAAAGCCATTAATTCTATCTGCCATTAAAACACTCTAGGATTGAAGGAAGGCTTAACAATCATTGTTGAACGCATATACAAAGGCTCATCTAATAAAAGCCTACGCATTGTTCTAATACCAGTGTCAAACTTCTCTTTGTACATAGTAGCACCTTGTTCATTTGACCTGAACATCAACATGTAGAACATAGCACCATCAATTAATACACTAGTAAATCTATCTGGAATAATGCATACATCTGTAGACTCAACCAAGTCAGCAGGGAAAGACCAATACTTATACTCCACCTCATAAGCCTGATCAGGCAGTGGAGTGATACCAAACTTAGACTCTTGTGTTTGATAGACAGCAATAGCTGGTCCATATCCACCAGTGCCATTAACATCTTCACCGGGACGATAGTTGTCTAAGTAGTCTGTGTAAGTGAGAACAGGAAGACGAAGAGGATCATTGTCTGCTGCTGTTAGCTTCTTAAGATAGAAGCTTTCCCAATCAACACTGGACAAAGCAGAAGGAAAAGAATATGTTCCTGTACCCACTGTCAGTGTTTGTGTGTTAGTAACAAGAGCAAAAGGCCACTCTTGTGCAGAGTGCATCAATTCTCTAACGGATGAATTGATAGCATTCTTAGCTAGAGACTGGATGTTTCTAGCTCCATCGAATTCGGTGGAGTCTAAGACAACCTCACCCATTCTTCGTAGCAATTCATTCGTTAAAGAAATGTATGTAGACATAATTTTTAAACAATAAAAGGGAGAGGCGGTTAAGCCCCTCCCAGTATTAACTAGCTATTAAGCCAGTTGCTCACGGTCAACGGAAGCCCGTGCTGGACGACCATCAACATTCATCAACACAGCCCATACACGCACTTCACCAGAGGTGGGAGCAGTAGTGGCAGTGGCAATCAAGATGTCAATAGTGTCAGCAGTAGCGTTGACGATAGGCTGGAAAGCAGCAGCATTCTGGGCATAAGCACCAGCAGCAGCAGCGTCAGCATCAAAGCCATCAACGAAGTTGTCAGCGTCAACACCAGTCACACCCAAATCAAATGTAGTGTCAGAAGACTCACCGCCAAGGGCAGTGATAACTTCCATACCAGCATTCAAGATGAGAGTGTTAGCGGGAACACTGAGAGCTTCGATAACATCAGCAGCAGCCAAGGCAGAACCTTTAGCTGTAGCTGCAGCAGCGAAGTCAACGGTAACATCGACCAAGTAAGGGACAGCACCAACAGTGCGACCAGCGGAGGCTGCACCAGCCAAAGTTGTAATAGTTGCCATAATGTTTCTCCTTAAGCAGCGTTGTATTTAGCAGTGACGATGCCTTCAGGACGCAAGATTTTGCGACCATAAAGATGCATACCACGCACGATGTCAGCGAAGCTGTCAGGATCACGATATGTTTCAGTCTTGGTGATTTGCTGAGCAGAAGCAACAGCAGAGTCATGACCGCCAACAATCACACCATAGTTGGAGTTCTGGTTAGCAGTACCTGAAGTACCAGCACCAGTACCAATCTTTGGCAGGTTGTTAGAAACATAGATACGGAAGCCATGCAAGTTGTTAATGACCAAGCCGTTCTGCAAACCAGAACCACCAAAATCACTATTCAACAAACGGCTGTCTTCGTCCTTCAACATTTCGATGAACACAGGATCGACCACCAACCAACGACCAGCGGAATCAACAAACTGTTGATCCAACAGACGACCCATACGAGACACAACCATCAAAGGTGATGCCACATCTGTAGGCAATGCTGTTGCACCGGGAAGGCGAGGAGCCAAAGGAATGGAATGATCACCAGCAGAAGCTGTAGTGATGTTACCAAAGCTACCTTTTTTCAGCTTCATAGAAGCCAACAACTCATCAGCACCAGCGGCAGTAACTGCCTTAGTACCAGCGGCTGCTGTACGAGCTGTGTCAGGATTCACATGCTTTGCAGACTGTGAAAAACCAGACAAGTAACCCAAGACATCTTGGTCATACTGATCACGCAAACGATACGCTGCACGATCAGAAGCCATCTGCATGAAGTTCACATGTGAGTGAGCTGCTTCGATGTCATCAATCTTGAAAGCGTAGTAGTTAGCTTGGTCAACAACCAAGGTGAAGTCTTCATCATTCAGATCTTGAGCAGTGATCTGTGTGCCACGGGCGTAGCTTTGAACAGACACTTCAGGTTCTTTAATGATTTTGACACTGTCGCCCATGTTTGCGATTTCACCAAAGTAATCATTATTGGTGATGTCTTCAACAGTAGACGCTTTACGGAATGCAAGTTGAACTTGCTTTGAATAGATTACGGGGCTAAAATTACCATTAGGTAAATTGCCGTAACCTGCAGCACTTGGAAAAGCCATTTTAATATCCTCCTAGATATGTGTTAGGCATATAATTAAATACGCTGAACATCACCACAGAGGCTGTATTTGATGGGTGTGTATAGAACAGGGATGCCTCCACTTGTCTATACAGGCCAACAAACTTCAGGTTGTTCTGACAGTTTATTGTTTTGCGTGACAGATAACTCTATAGGGTAGGGTAGCTAGCATTGTTACGGCCTATAGGAGCAAGACTAGATACCTAGTCCTGCTTAAAGTTATACCAGTTGTTTCAGGTTTGTCAATACTTAACGAGCACTTCCGCTAATATCGTATACAAACTTACCTGATTGTAATGCTTTAGCAATAGCTTCTTGGTTCTTTTCATACTCAAAGGTAGACATTTTACTTACCTGTGACTCATAAAAGACACCATCTTTGCTCTCACCTGTAGGCGCAGAACGACTACCACGGGTGTTTACGCTTTCAGCAGCACCTCTATCTGGACTAGTCCTCTTAGCTTTAATACCTTTATCAGCCTTGTAAAGATCGATGGCACGAGCAGCAGCCCTAGCATCACTTTCATTATCATACAAAGCGTCCTGTACCCACTTAGGTTGTTCATCAACCCAGCTATGAAACTCATCATCATCACGAATGGCATCAAAGTCTGGATGCAACCGCATCAATTCAGCTTCTGCTTTGTCCTTAGATGTCTGATGCTCACGCTCATCTAGCTGTTTGAATCGTTCATCCAACGCTTGGGTT